CCTTTTTGATTAATCCATATCGCTTTCGGGTAGTTCCGCCGAGCCCATGCGGCGTAAGATGATATTGGTTTTGTTGTGCATC